CTTATCTTGAAAGTCAAATGCACCTTTGCGATGTTTTAGATAATCAGCAGATACAGTATCACACATTGTCATACATTCTTCTACAATCAACTCGGCGAACTTTTCCATTTGATTGCTTCCGTCAATAGCGTCAAACCGGTCAGGTTGATAGATTCCAGCCTGATTTAAAAGTTGTTTAATTCGTTCGTTCATTTCAGTAATCCCAAATAAGCTAATGTAAATGCCGCAACATGAAACGCTAAGGCTGTGACGGCCCATATGATTAAGCCAGTTCGTTTACTCATTTTAGAATCCATCCTTGACAATGATTGCCAGGCCCATGATGATAACCGGCAACATAACGATAATCAAATTACTAATAGCGGTCATTTTACTTCTACCAGTGAAAGTTCAAACACATTGTCGCCGCCAGTGAGAACATACGATTCCTTCACTGATTCGTATGTTACAGGGTCACCGGGACGGGAACCGTATTCTTTTGCTCTATTTTCTTTCTTTTCTGCGTCCGCAAGGTTCCAGAATGTACCTTTGCTTGTAACAAATACTTTTTTGATATTCATACCAGTTCTCCGGTTTCATCGTTGACACAGCCTAGGTAGACTGCCTCAAGTCTATCTGTTCGCACTAATTCCTGCCCTTCATTAAACGCCAATGTCCATTCCCGGGCTTCGGCTCTGGTCTCAAACTCTTTTTCCAGTTTAACCTTGTGCAGGTTAGGTTCACCAAGCTCTACGGGGTGAACATGGACGATGTGTACGAATTTGGTCATAGTGAGTCCCTCAATTTTTGAATCTTACGCAAGACTTGGAGTTGCTCATTAAAACTCTTGCCTTCTTTTTTCATCTTAGCCAGTAAAATTTCCAAGCGCATAATTTCTTCCGACTTTTGTTCACGGGTTAGAATCATTACTTTACTCCAAATGTGTTCAATGCTGGTTGCATTGTGTTAATCAATAGTGTCTCACGCTCATGTGCAGGACGCTTGCCACGCACAACTTCTAACTTACCGAATACAAAACGCTCGGCACCACGCTCACGCAATGCACGTGACAGACCCCAGTTTTTGTTTTCAGCGAGGGCCCTCTGGAGATGTTTCTGCATCCTGCGATTCAATGTTTTACGCACATTGCCTTTAAAAGACAGCACGGTCAATCCAATGTAATACTCAAGTGTTACAGTATCTTGAATATAATACAAGATGTGATTGCGGTCAGTTCGGCGTTTTCTTGAGTTCATGCATGAATTATAACGCCAAATTCATTTATTGTCAAGTTTTGGGATAAATAAAAGTGAGGGTCACGGAATTGCAGTTCCCACCCTCTCTAATGCTAAAGTTTTACAAAAGGAGCACCAGCATGAATATTTATTCAGAAACCAATTACCGCAAAATATACGAACAAAATAATGGTCCTATTCCAAAAGATACTGATGGTAGGAGTTATGAAATTCATCACATTGACGGTAATCATAATAACAACGATATTAATAATCTTAAATTAGTTACTATCCATGAGCATTATGATATTCATTATGCTCAGGGTGATTACGGTGCATGTCATGCAATGGCAATTAGATTAAAGAAAACACCTAAAGAAATTTCAGAATTAGCACGATTATCTAATCAGAAAAGAGTCCAAGAAAATAATCACAATTTTATTGGCGGCGATATTCAAAGAGAACATAATAAGCGTAGAGTTAAAAATAGAACACACCATTTTGTCGGAGATACTAATCCAGCTATTATCAGAGTTAAAGAAAAAACACATCATTTATTAAAAAGACCCGATGGTTCTTCAATATGCTCAGATAATGTTAAAAATGGAAAACATGCAACACAGAAAAAATGGATTTGTCCTCACTGCGGACTAGAAGGAAAAAATGCCTCGGCTGGTAAGCGTTGGCACTTTGATAATTGCAAGTCAGTTATCAGCCCTGAATAAAGTATCGGTCCTAGCGTCCCTGACCAGTGAAAATGAGTACTTTAGTTAGCCAAATTGTAGTACTAAAGTATTCACAAATTCGTCTGTAGAATCCCCCAAATCGTGGTCTTCACAAAACACACTAACATCACCAAACTTTGCAAGCTTCCTACCGGCGGTGTCGTTGTCACAAACGGCTACTACTTTTCTATTCAACATGAACAGGAAGTTTTTCAAGTCTGTGCCGGTGTTATTACTGAGGACTGCAAGGGCACTGTAGCCCTTTTCAGTGAGCCTACATGCATCGAACACACCCTCAGTCAAGAAAACAACATGGGGTGACAAATGTAAACTTTCTACTCCCCAAACACCCAGTGTAGGTTGCTTTCTGTAAGTAAAGTACTTACCTTGCTTGGGGTTGTTTTGTGGCTTCTTTTCTCCCTCGGGGCGGTATTGTTGGTAGCCAACAACCTGACCACTCAGATTGTACAGGAAGAATGTAGCGACACGCTCAACCTCGTCTACCATTGGACGATGCAACTCTAAGTCGAGGTGTCTGTCTTTGAGGTGCTCTGTAACTGTTTTCATGCCTCAATTATAAACCCAAACTGATTATTAGTCAAGTTTGGGTAGTACTTTAGGCTTTCCCGCGGTAGTCAGCAATCATGTACCAGTCAGGAACTTCTTTGGCAGTGTTCTTGGCGTTGAAGTCCTTGCAATATTGTCGGGCTTCTTCTTCATTGTCAAAGTAGATAGTTTCATCAACCTTGCTACCCCAACCACGCTCATATTCAATGAGGTCAACACGATAACCTACGGGACGTTGAATCTGTGCCATTTTGAATTCCTTTCTCGGGGGTTACTATCTACTGTAACTACAGTATAGCAGAAAATCCATTTATTGTCAAATATTGGCTAAAATCGCTAGAAGTGTATCAGAGTCTATCCCTGAATCCTCTAGCGATTTTGAAGCCCCTGAGGATGCAAAATGAATACTTTTGTTTCTTAAATATATAGTACTAAAGTATTAGTGTACTACTTCCCCTACCGAGGTATTCATATAGATTTTGATTTCTTTATTTAAGTCTTTTTGAGTATATCCTAAATCTGCTAACTCTTGTATTAATGCTACAAATAATCCATGAGTAGCAATACCGGGAATATAATCAGGATCATCATTATCATTTTCAAATTCGTCTAATAATGGTAATAATGTATCATATATAAAATCACATGCTAATAATGCACTATTTTCTATTTGTTCTACTTCTTCACTAGTATTAACCATTTTAACATCTTTTGCCATATATTACTCACTTACTGTTTTCGTATATTCATAATTAACGGTTTCTATATTCTCACGGAATATAATAGCACCATTTTTTAAATGAAATCTTCTAGCCATTTCTGTTTTAGGACTTAATGTCACAAATCTATTTACACTAGGATATTGCTCCTGAATACCTTTTACCGCTTGTATTAATAAATCACGACCTTTACCGGCTTTATAACTCCAGATAGTATAGAATACTGCTGTAGTTGGAACCTCGGATACATTAGATAAATCATCTACACCGGCTGGGACAAAATCATGGAAACTAACACATACCATTGCATCCGGATCATCATCATTACTAGATAATGCCGCAACCATTCTACCGTTACTTACTCTAAAATCAGTAGATATTTCTGGTCTAACTGGGTCATCTTTAATAAAGTTTAATAGTTTGTGTGTTAAGTCTGTTATGAAGTGGAGCATTTTAATCCTTGGGGTGTGTTAATCATATTTAGCACAAATTTAATAATATGCTATTATTTACGCTAAATATTTACATGGAAAATGTTATTGAATGGAATGTTGGTTTAAATGGTTATAAGAAATGTACATTAGAATTGGGTGAGAATAGTCATAAATTTACCACTGAGTTGTTAGATGTTGCGTTTGAACCTAATCGTAATATCACTAACATATTCAATGACCATTTATCTATTAGACAGACCAAATATGTAGAGGTATTATACAGTGGTGGATTAGATAGTGAGTTAGTATTGTTATCCTGTATTAAAAATAATATACCGGTAATAGCAATTACACTGGTTATTAAAATAGACGGGTTAATCATTAACACCCATGATTTATATTATGCTGAAAAGTTTTGTAGAGAAAATAATATAACTCATAAATTGATTGAATTGGATGCATGTAAGTTTTTTCAAAACGGTGATCATTTAGCATATTTGACACCTTATTATATCATAGAACCTCATGTAGCTACACATTTATGGTTAGTTGAACAATGTAGTTATTTCCCAATATTAGGAGGAGATTGGCCTTGGGTTCATAATCATATAGAAAACAAAGTACTATCTCCTTTTAGACTAGAGTTTTCTAGTTATGAACGGTTTATGAAAGATAAAGGAATACATGGTATAGGTAATATGGTTGGATATAGTTTAGAATCTAGCTGTAAATTAATGAAAATACATTTAGATAATCATATTTCAGGAGAAGCTGTATCCAATATTAAATCACGCATGTATCAAACTATGTATCCCGAATTAGAATCTAGATTAGGAAGTTATGGTTGGGAAAATAATAAGACACCAAAATTAAATTTATTACTATATAAGATAGAGTTGATTAAACAATTGAGATCAACTACTCCTGTTATTAAATGGAATAACACTATCAAAACATTATTAAATACATCAACTAATGAAAATGACAAATTCAAATAAATTTGATTCACATGAATCCTTCTATCACGGATTAATTAAAAGTAAATTGTGGTTATGTGAAGAATTAGAAGTAGCAATATATAGCGAATTTATTAAAGAACCCTCATTGCATGTATTGGGGTGTTGGGATAATTTAATGGCATTTATGTTACTTACACGCAAACCAGAATTCTATAGCACTATTTATGGGTATGATATAAATCCAGAAGCAATTAATACTGCCAATCGTGTATGTGACATGTGGCTACACGAGAAACCACATGTATATAATCGTGTACAGGATGTAAATGACTTTGATTACAGTTCACATACTAATAGTGTTTTCATTAACTGTAGTATAGACCAAATGGATAGCAATAAATGGTACGAAACTGTGCCCAATAACAGTATAGTATGTATTCAAACTACTAATATGACGGATCCAGACTTCCCCTGGTATATAAAACAAACCACAGGAAGTCTAGACGACTTGATTAATAAATTTAATTTTACAAAATTAATATACTCTGGTGAAAAGCATATTCAATTTCAAAAAGATGGTTACAAACGATTTATGATTATAGGGTGTAAATAAAAATAGGACCCGAAGGTCCTATTTTTTTTTGTAAACGCTCTATCTCGTTTGCGGCTTCTTCGAGTAAGTCAGCTATACGATCGGGCTTGCCTTCTTGTACGCTTTTTCTATCTTGAATCTGTCGCCTAATCTCCGCTCGTTTTCTGAGACGGAAGACTAGGCTTTGTTCAGCTACAGGTAAATGACTTTCATCAATCATGCTGTCTCCATATAGTTGCGTACCCACTCTAAACGGGCTTGCTCGTCCATACTAGTGTACTCAACAATGTTAGCACGAATAGCATCCACTAGTGGATAATATTCCTCGTCAATATTTTGCTTGATGTCCTTGTTCAGGTCAACCAACTTGTCTGTACGAGGGTTACGGGCTACCCACTTTGAAGTCAAGTAGTAAGGACTCTTGATCTTTGCACCTACGCCGTTTTCGTCATAGAACACAAAGCCTTCGTGCTTCACGGTCTTGACCATGTTCTTCAATGCTGCCACTGTTACATGGAAACATTCAGGGACAAAACAATGTAACATTTCAGACAATTGCTCTAGCACAGCAGGTTCGTGACCCACTTCTGACCGCCAAGTCTTTTCACGATAACCCAACACATACATACCGGGCTTTTCAACCACGATATGAGGATCGTTAGAATGTACGCACTCAAACATAAAAGTCATGTCGCGGCAGTCATCAGCCATCAATGCCATTTGCCAGTCGGCCCAGCACATGTGCTTTAGCATCATTTCTTTTGCCATAGCAACAAAGTCACCTGAGGTAGAACCAGTAGTGGACACTAACACATCGCCGTTATGCCAAGTCAATGACACCATGAAACCATTAACCTTACGGAAAGCAGTCACGATAGTATCAATTTCAGAAAACACAGGTGCTTCTTTCTCGATGCCATAGTTGTAGATTTTTGTGAAAGGATACGACACTAGGTTGAAATCCTTGTCCACAATAGATCCACGACACTCGGCGATGTATTCGTTCCACAGGTTGTCGTAAAACACCTTCTTCTTGTACTTCAACACATAGATACCTTCGCCAGCCTCTTTCATGTTCACAAGGCCTGAAGTCTCTACATACTTTTTCAATTCTTCTTTAAACATTATTCAACTCCGAAATGTTTCTTACTCTTTTCTACTAGTTTGGCAAAGTGTTCGATCTTACCTTCGTGCCAGCGTACATCAAAGTCATTACAGGCAGTAGATTTATATCCTTTTACTAATTCAATCTCTGTCTCTAAAATGCCAATACATTCCGCCACAATCAACTCGGCGAACTTTTCAGTATCCATGCTTTTTGTATCAAGAACATCGTCTGATGCCCATTCCCAGACCTTGACTGCACCAGCCTGTACTGCAAGTTCTTTAATTCGTTCGTTCATTTCAAACTCCTACGTAGCTTGCTGCCATGGCGTGCAAACCTGCGTCACCGCGAGTCATCACAGCCAACAACAAACGCTTTTCTTCCAAGTAAGTCTTAGCGAAAGCAGGATCGTGTGCCATGATGCTCTTAGAATTTGAACAGAGGTCAGCCAACTTGATGGTCTGTGCTTCTGCGGGCGCTTCGGCAGTGTGAGCACGGTCCAAGGCCTTGCGAACTGCACGATTGCCATCTTCGGGCTTTGAAACGTCAGTTAACCAGCCAACAAGAGTAGCAATGTCGATGCCAAATGCCATGTGGATATCAGTAAAAGTACAACCTGTGTCTTCCACAACATCATGCAACCAAGCAGCCGCAACCATATCAGGAGTACTACCGGGAACGCCAGCTACGATCTTGGCAACCTCTGCAGGATGAACGATATAGGGCTCACCGGTGTACTTACGCTTCTGTCCAACTGCGGCGTGAGCAGCCATGGCATAGACTTGTGCCTTACGCACGATATCCATCCCACTTTGATCCATTGTAAAACCTTCCATTGCTCACTCCTTTAATCAATCTAAGTATCTATTATATGCCCAAAACGATTTATTGTCAACCAAAAAAGGTAGTACTTTTTACTACACGAATTTCTGAGAACCCTTCAGCCTCGGTTGGCATTTGAAAACCACGAATCATGCTTTTCATAACCCCGTCTGGAATGTTCTTACCAGGACGACTTGCTAGTCGGCGTGCCAACTCATCCTTGTCAGGTGTAGAGAATACAACCGCGATGTGTTCATAGTCTTGTAGCATATTGAACTTACGAATACGGCTTTTCTCTGTCAGACTGGTTTGATCCCAAATGATGTCCTTACCTGCTTCGCGGGCACAAACAACTTTTTCTGCCAGCAACATGACAGCAGTAGGCATGTAGTCATCAAAGACTTGATTGTAGGTAGTACCACACTCTTTAGCATAGTCTTCTACGAATTCATCGGTAGAGACAACTATGCAATCCTTGGCCCAGTCTTGATTATTAATCCAAGTACTCTTACCTGAACCGGGCACTCCGATTAATTGATAACACTTTGGCATACTATCCCACTCCGTAATTGGTTAAAATTTAAATTTTTGATAAATACTATTATAACACAAAGAATAATTTATGTCAATCTACGAACAACATCCAGACTTATTCATCAATAACAAATATCTGAAATGGTATGAAGCCTTAGTATACGGACCAAGCAAAGATAGTGATTACTATGAAAAACACCACATTGTACCTAAATCAATTCTAAAGAATAATGTGCTAGTTAAACTAACTCCTAGACAACATTATATCGCTCATTTGTTATTAGTAAAGTGTGTTAATCCTGTATATAGAAAAAAGATGCTTTATGCTGTAACCGCAATGAAATGCAAGATAATGAGCAGGATCAATTTCAATTCAAGGATCTTTGAGAAAATGAAAATTGAGGCTAATATATCAAGGTCTCATTTACTCAAGGGCAGAAAACATTCAGAAGAGGCTAAACAAAAAATCAAAGAGAAACGGGCATTACAAGTAATAACCCATGAAACTAAGTTAAAAATGAGTGATGCACACAAAGGTAAATCTAGAACAGCAGAAGCTATAGAAAAATCTAGGCAAAATCATTTGGGTTCTAAGCGTAGTGATGAAACCAGGCAAAAACTTAAAGAGTCAAGACAACATTATCCCCGATTAACCTGTCCTCACTGCGCTAAAACAATAGTCACAGTGAATTACAACAGATGGCACGGGGACAAATGTAAGTTAAAACCTCAGTGATGACCTTTGATCTTGCCCTTCATAGCGTCTGTGATAGCGTCTTCCAATGAGGTCACCACTTTACCGGTAGCATCAAATCCCATATCTCGTACTCGGTATTCTTCTAACCCACTTACGCCCCCGTGTAAGTGGCCGTGAAAGTGAATAGCTCCGCGGTGCATTTGGTCAAATTCTGCTATCGGGTAGTGGAACATACAGATGGTATGACCATCATGATTGTAACGCAAGTATTGGTGAACTTCCTTAAACTCTCTACGGAAACTAGGGTCGTTCAACAGTTTCCGATCATGGTTACCCTCGATTAAAATCTTAGTGCCGTTCAATCTACGCAAAATTGCTACTGCATCTTTGGCTGGCAAGAACGCAAAGTCACCCAGAATGAATGTTTCATCTTCTGGAGCAACATCACGGTTCCATTCACTAATCATTTGCTCACGCATATGATCGGTGTCAGTAAATCCTGCCCGTGTTACTGGACAAAACTTCATGATGTTTGCGTGACCAAAATGCAGGTCACTTGTAATCCACTTTTTCATTTTTATTTCCTTTGATTCAGCCGTTTACGTGCGGCACTTGCGAACTCGCTAATGTTACCGCACTTGTCTTCCCAGCGCAACATACTACGGCATGTATAGCCGATATCTCGCTTAGAATAGCAAACTGCCTCTTGATTCAATTCACCGTTCACTAACACACGGCAATGATAATTACCGTTAATGTTGCGAACAGTTACTTCGTGTTCAACGTTGCCCAGGAGCAAACGCTTCATGCGAAATAAATTTTTATATCGTTCCATGATATGCTCCTTTCTAAATTTATTTCTTGTTCCAGAGTGTCTTTTCCAGGTTTTCAATCATTGATGTTTGACGAGTTACCTGATCTTCCAATTTCTTCTCACGTGTGCGACTGAATGCGAGTTGGGCCTCAACAAAACGAATACCATCAACTGCCTCCTCAACTAGTTTGTACAACACGATTGGATCATTAGTCTTGAGCGCGGCTGCGATCAGTTGGTCAGCATTTCTCATACAACGTCCTTTAATCAATCAATACATGTATTATATGCCCAAACTGATTTATTGTCAAGTATTTTTAAACTCTGACTCGTTTTGGAGCACCGATTCGTGAAGCCTTGTTCCAATCGTACTCAACCCCATCTGGGCACTTACCTTCTTTAACACTGTCAACACCGAACATACCGCACACTTCAAAGTCTGGACCCACTATAGATACAAACTCATTTAGTGACTTGGCATAGTCCATTGCGGATAACAAGTCTACGAATTCTAATTCTTTTACCTTATACATTTTATTCCTTTAAGCAACCATCCAATATTCGTTTTCTTTTAACTCAATTGATTCACTGCCATCATATTCATTTACTTTAAACAATGTACCTTCTGGTATCCATTCTACTTTTAAGTCTGTCATGCCACCTTTGTAGATTTCAGGATACTTTAGTGTTACATATGTGTCTAATTCAGCCCACTTTTCCTTCTCAACAAACTTTACGATTGCTGGATCAAACAGTATTTCAGGAGTATCGTAGTTCCATGTGTACCATCCTGCGCCAAAGCCAGGTGAATACAACACTGCTACCTTTCCATCTTCGCTTAACTTGTTCATTCTATACTCTTAAAAGTTCGCCAATCATCAATGTTTGGTTTTTCATCTTCATCATAATACCAACCTAATGCCTTCATCATACGATGCTTGACTAACAAGTTTGGACTGCGAAATCTACCAGTGTCTTCAAAACCCATCATAACACCTACCTCACAAACTGCACCACTGCGGCAGATACCTGCAAAGCAATGAACAACAACGTTCATTCTATTATCCTTTGCATGTTGCAACAATCGGACCAATTCGTTTGCTTGCTCTTGACTACAACGCATTGCCTCGTCAAGAACAATATCATTCTTTTCTACGTCCAAGAATTCAAAATTGTGAATCTCTTTGAACTTGTGAGCAGGTGTTGGTCTCCAACTACCCGGGTCAACAATGCTAATCAGCATACTATTAGGACCCGCTTCGTGATGAAATCTCTTTGGAATATCATCTGCCGCTACGTTTTCAATCCACATTTCTAACTCCTTAATACCTTATTATATACCCAAACTCTTTTGTTGTCAAACTTTAGATATGGGCAAAGGGTGTAATACCCTTTTCTTACATTTAGCATAAATAAAAGTGTAGTTCGCGGAATTGGCGTTCCCAACTACTCTAACGCTATGGAGAGCAATCAGCATGAGTATTTATTATGTTTACGCCTATCTTCGTAAAGATGGCACACCCTATTATATAGGTAAAGGTAAAAGAAGTAGAGCATACGCAAAGCACACTATTCAGTTACCAAAAGACAAATCTCGCATCATCTTTCTAGAAACTAATCTCACAAATGTCGGAGCATCCGCTATCGAACGAAGGATGATTCGTTGGTATGGTAGAAAAGATAACGGAACAGGTATACTT